TGTGATCGCCCCCAGATTTGCGTGGGATGATGTGATCGATGTGCATCTCGCCCTCATCTGTGCCACACAGCTGACACACTCGACCATCGCGCTTGAAGATACGATCACGCTGCTCTCTATAGCGTCTGCTATTGAGTTTGTCTAATGCCATCCGTATTTACTCCAATGATCTAATGCAACACATGGCTCACCATACCTGTTACCAATGTATGACAAGCCCCATCGTACCTGAGTATAACCATCTTGATCTTTAAGCCACTCACTCTTACCTTGTGGTATTCCATAGTGTGAACCATTAACAGCATCTGGCTTCCATGCTGACTCTTTACCATAGAGCTTTAATAAGCACTTATGTTGTTGATAATTGAAATCTAATAGATAAAGAGAATAAGTCTTATAGTCTATGTATTCTTTGGATCTTGTAGAGCCTGCTTCCGTAGGAAAGCATAGAGCTATCCCAAATGCTAGCAGCACCCCGCGAGCGATCCGCTTAGGCGGCTCGCGGTGAGCCTTTGAGAGGCTCTGCGTACTTAGCATAGCGACCCTGTCAAGCATGTGGATAACATGGGCGTGTCGTAAGCGTGAAGTGAAGTATTGTGCAAAGTTATCCACAGCCTGTTGATAAGTCTTAGTAACGAGTCCTGCCAATACCTTTGAGAGCTTCAACATTCTCATCTCCAATCGCCCACATTGAGCAACGCCATCTATGTTTGATTAACTCACCTGATCGAGTCATGAAAGCCATGTTTGCAGGCAAGTAAGCCGCATGTGCTTCTGACTCCCATAACTGATTAACCCATCGCCCATTAGAGCTAAGAGGAACTAAGCAGATGCCATTACCATGTTCAAGCCATTTGTTGATCCATGGAGTAATCTTTGAGAATGGCGGGTTCATCCAGACACGACCTTTCCAAGGAAGAGCTAGACCATCGTCCTCTACTGTGTACTTCCTGTCAGCAGGCACAACTATCATTTCACTATTGGATGATGCTACATCTAAATCAAAACGAACTCCCATCGCATCAAACACCCACTGTGGCGTGTAGCACTCATCATTCTTAATCTTTTCAAGCATCTTTACCCCATCCTTTGCCCTTAAAGTGAATTGGATTAGCTGCAATAACCTTAACCATAGGCTCATTACAGTATGTGCATAAGACTACTGGTCGATTGTGCCATCCATGATTGATCTCTTGACTGAGATTGCATCGTGAGCATTTGTAGTCATAGGCTGGCAAGTTAAGCACCTCTGTATCATGTAAGACCCACAGCCTGTGCAGCGGTCAATGTCTGCCTCTGTGGGTTCGCTAGTAATGTGACCATACTTTAGTTGAAGTAGCGGTAAGAGATCCTCTAAGCGGATGATGGCGGCATACTCACGCGCATCTTCACCCTGTCCGTTTAGTCGTATGACTCCAAAGCCCAATTCCCCCGAAAGAGCTGTGCGAGCCTTTAATTGTTTAATGTAAGCCAATGGTTGAAATCCAGCGCGGGCTTTGACTTCAACATCGAACGGAACATTAACAATGTCCTTACCGCTACCCCTTCCCACACACGCGCCACTCCACACAGTCGATAGGTACTGTGCGACTACACGCTCTGTGCGGAAGCCCCTATGTTTCCTTGCTTGACTAGCCATGCGCCATGTAACCCATAGCAACGCCACCGATAAACAATAGCAATACTAGAAAGATCAGCAGTTTCTCTTGATCATCCATTTACTGCCTTACACTTTCTGCACTGCCACGCACCAACAACTGGCTGATCATCCTTGAACTTAATCTCAGCCACGATGTCATGCGCCTCGGTAGGCTCATTACACAGCTGACAGTTAATCGTGTCGTAGAGCGGCACATCCTCAATGTTTGTCCACTCGCCCGTTGTCTCGTCAAAGTATTCTACGAAGCCCATGTTATGCCCACGCTTTCTGAGGTTGGAACTTTCCATCTGATCCGAGTGTGTACCAAAGCGTGTTGCACTTAGGTTCTCCGCCTTGATGATTGACTACAGAGCAGAAGTAACCGCCCCAAGCCTTGTTATTCTTTGTGCCTTCACGCCATGTCATGTGTCCATGCTTGCATGATGGAGCTTCTTGTGCTTCACCTGTACCCATTATAGCTGCAATGTTTTCCATAGCCTTTTCAAGCGTCACCGGTGCATCAACTACTTTGTTGTACTGACCTACAGGCGTTGTCCAGTAATCCTGATCATCTGGTACAACATCTTGTACCGCTGGCTTTACTACTTTTGTAGCAACGACCTTGCTCATTTCCTCGCGGCTTGGTCTCTTTCCTTTAGCAGCATAACCTGCATTTGCAAGAGCTCTGCCAATCGCCGAAGTCTCGCAATTCTCCAACGCTGAAGTAGCATTAACGCCTCGATCACTAATCTTTTCCTCAGCGTATCCTGTCGCCCACGCAACTGTTGCCCCAATAGCCTTATAAAGATACGCCTTAACAATGTATCGATCCTTCTCGACAACTTCCAGCTCAGTTGCAATCCTAAAATCTGGATAATCCTTAATAAACCTTTCAAGTCTCACCTCAACTGTCTCGTAATCGGCTAGATTAAACATCTATTTCATTCCAATCTAATACTGTTTGGATGTCTGAGTCTGTTATGCACTCACAAAGGATAAGCAAAAAGCCAGATCTGATGATTGCTTGACCTGTTTTATGGCATTTGCGCTTAAACATAGAGATCATTCTCCTCGGTTGCTAGTTGTCCTGCGATTGCGCCATAGCTGCATAGGTCGATCCATGTGTCGATCTGCTGGGCTGATTGATTAGTCCTTGCAAGTTTAACAAGCACCATGATCCCTGCGACTTGATAATCATGGATCGGTGTCTGTAAGTATGCTGAGAGGAGCATCGCTGTGTGTTGCAGGTTATCCGCAGGGTGACCATACGATAAGCCACGCTGAGAGATTGTGTCGGTGGCTGTGAGTAAGATTTCATTGGCTTTCATTCTTCGCCCTTGATGCTTCGACCACGATGATAGCCATCTCTTACGCCCTTGTTATAGGCTGTCTTTTGTACATCCAACAGCACTAGCCCAAAGCCGATAGCAATACCGACTAGGCTGATAATAAAGAGCTTATCTAAACTGCTCATTGATTTACCTATCTGCCCTGATGCCCTTGATCAGGTACAGGATTAGTGTGACACAACGCCACGACAAAATGCGTCAGATTTGTATAACGATTTGATAACGCTAACGCGCCCTGCCGTAAGACTTTCCAGCCACAATAAATGTGCCATCTTTCTCAATGTGAATAAGATCCACCTGCACTTTAGACTTATTGACATAGATAATGGCAAAGGCTTGCTGCCAATTGGCTACGCCCTTAGTGTAAGCAGCTTGCTTAAAGTCCATGAGATTGCCTACCTCGACACCATGCAGGACACGCCCTATACGCCCCCCAGAAGCTTCTGAGAAGGCTGAACGCCCTGCTCTGTGGGTGTGACCACTAATCACATTCTTTCCATGCCTACGAGCCGCTTCTAGGGCTGATAAGCCCCCTTGTGGCTTGATGGGTGTGTGATCTCCATGTACTGCAATCCAGTTAGGTGCAATAGGCATAGGGTTCTTGTGAAAGGTAATGCCCAACTCATCAAACTTCATGAACTTCTCAAAGCGAAGCTCTGGCAAAGCCCCAAAGGCTGGCACTTTAGCCATGATGATGTTGTACAAGCGATCTGTGTGATTGCTACGAATGCAATCTGTAACGCCTAATTCCCAGAGCAGCTGAACAGCCTCGTTACGATCATCATCTAGGGTCTGGGCATAACTGCCCATGCGCCCTTCTTCCCACTTGCTTATCTGTGGAAGGTCGATCTCATCGCCAATGGTGACTACTTGATCTGGCTTAAACTTGGTAATAAATGATGCAAGGTTACGAGTAGCAACCCTGTCATGGTAGGGGACTTGTAAGTCCGAGACTACGACGATGCGCTTAATCGTCATCCTCGTCATCCTCGTAATCGCCGAACTTCTCAGGCGGTACTGGGTCAGGCAAGATCCAATGTGGATAAGCCTGTGGCTCTGTAATCATGAACATCGCTATGTCCTCAGCAAACCCAGCACGCTTCAATGAGCAGAAGTACTCATAAAGCCCAATGCAATAAGCATCGAGCTTGGAGTAGCCTTGTTCCTCTAATGCCTTAGTTGCTTTTCTTGCCATAGGATAATTGTTACCTATCTAACAGGACAATGATTGTCTCGACACGCGCTTCTAATCGATTGAGTCGGTCATTCATGGAGCTGCCGCCGTTGGGCTTTAGCTCTGCAAGGTAGTGCTTAACTAACCAGCGGACTGCCATAGTGAACGATCCGATTACTGTTGTCACCGCTGCAACGATGGCTGCGATGTCTTGCGCGGTCATTACTTCTTAGGCGTGGCGTAACCAAATACACCTGACAGGACAGCCCAGAGGACTGCGCGATAATCCAACGCAAAGTTAGATGATGCCCATGCTGCAAGGAACGCTCCAGCAGCTAAATAAGCAGGGTGCTTCATGTTCTTCATTATTCTCCGCCTAACATAGATACTTGATAAAAAGCCCCATCATTGTCAGCTTCTTTTTTAAAGCTGAAATGCGCGTGCTTTGTGTGTTTGTTAGCCCCTGTGTATTTTCTCCATTTCCAGTTAAGGACTTTGGAGCAGATCCGTCCATCAAAAATGATGTAACTAATACGCTTCTCTGTTTTAGACTTGCAAGCGGCACGAAGCTGATCTGCAAGATCTGGCATGATGTCTGGTTTCGATCCCTTAAAAAGGTCACGATCGACATCGATGGCACGAACCCAACCATCAACATCTGGATTATGATCCGACTTGCGATGAGCGTGTCGGGTATCACCGATCCAACCATCCGATGTGCGGTCACGATCTGGGAACGAGTCATCGATCTGCTCCCTTAATTGTGATGCAGCTCGTGAGAGTTTAGGCTTCATCCGCTGGAATTATCTCCGTCAAATGTTCCACTTCCTTGCTATTCCAGTAATCAGCCCACTCAGTTATTACCTTGTTTGTTGAGTAGCATAAATGAAAAAAAGCAACAAAGACAATAAAGGTTGCAATAGATACGGAAATTAGCAGAAATTCTTTCATAGTCCTATTCTACCGTATCCGTCAAATGTTCCACTTTATGCTGGCGCATTAGGAAACTCCGCTTCATCTGCCGACCCACCTTGTGCGGGTAAATCTCTTAACGCTTGGCGATAAATAGCCCACGCTGCTTTATCCGCTGGTGAGTCTGCTACCTGTGTCCAGTCAGAGGCAACAAGTTGAGCATTGCGCCATAATTTAATTTGCTCCCACTTTGCCTCATTTGATGCGTTTGGAAATAACGGATTAAATTGAAATGTCATTATGCAGCCTCATAACTTCCTGAAATAAACAATCGGTCTGTATTTCCCCAAGTAAATGGAACTGTTGCACTTGTATAAGCATCTCGTGTGTATGTTCCATCAACTTTATCAACAATAACAAAAAAGAAACCTCCACTTGTTTGTAGTACGGTGTTTCCAAAATAAAAAGCGGTATCTTTATCTTCAAGTAATACATTGCCAATTGGATCAAAGACTAGAGATCCTTTATAAGCAACTGGAACTGTTACCGCAAAACTTCCAGTCATTGCACTTGTTGAACCAAAAGTAAATGAGTATTCAAAAAATACTGTTTTACCTATTTGACAATAACGGGCTACTTCTGTGCCGTTTCCTTTTGTAACTCCTGAAACTGTTGGTGACCAAGTTGTCCAAGCAAAAAGTGTGGAATAAGGTGACCATTTAAGTCCTGTTGAAGTGGAACTATCGGCTACAAGAGTTTCGCCATTGTTGCCTACTGCTAGGCGAGCAGGAGTATCGTTTGCTGTAGCTGTGATTAGATCACCCTTAGCATCGACAAGCGATTTAGGAGTCATTGTCGCCATCGTGGTATCAATAGCGTTACCAAGTGTACGAATGGCGAGTGCGCCATTTTTAACTAGGTCGGTATTGTCTGGCTCTGGCCAGCTATAATTCGGGCTTGTTGCCATTTAGTTGAGTGCTCCTGTCGCGTTGTTCCAGATAAGTGTAGCATTTGTGGTTGCCCATGTTATTGTGCTAGGCAAAACTGTGTCCCATTGTGTCGTTGATAGCGAGAACTCTGTTGCTGAGATGTAAAGAGTAATCTCGGTGAAACTTGGAGTGGCTCTAAGTGCAACATTCTCCACAAAGCCATCAAATGTGCCACCCAGTAAGTTAGAAGGCAAATTGCTGATCAACATAGGCTGACCAAAATAGACCCCGATAAGGCTGTCAAGCATCGCGCTAGGCATGTCTGGATTATCTAGGCGGAAGGTAATTGCACCCAATGAGGCTTTAGGTACACGACGCAGATTAAGCTCTCTGTTGGCGATGTCGGTGATGTCTGCAAGGTTCTTGATGTTAGAGTCAAAGGAACGCTCAAAGAGTCCATAAGCGGCTATAGAGTCCGCGTCAGAGGTACTGTAGGTCGATCCGTATCCTGTGGCGTAACGATAGATAAGGCTGTTACGGATGCGAGCAGTTTGAGTTGTTGAGGTGATAGAACTTGGAGTGGCATACGCGCCATCAAGGAAAGTGTAGCCGTTTGCTGCAAGGGTGTTAGATCTGTGGTCTGCATCGTCATAATTAACATCGCCATTCTTGCCCTCGCTGAGTTGCCCTAATGCGCTGTTAGCGATCTGATCTGCAAGCGTCTGAGACTTAGCAGATGCGTTAGCAGCTAAAGCGATCATCGTGTAAAAGCCTGAGTCAATTGTGCCGATGTAGGACTCAGCATTGTTCCAAGTGACATCTGCTGGATAGGTTGCCCATGTGTCTGTTGGAGTTACCTCAGCCCATGAGAGGTTAAGGGCAGCACCTAAGATCGCGCTGATCTGTGCGCCGTCTAAACCCTCAACAAGTGCTGTGTTATAAACAGCCTTTGTGAGTTTAGCCAGTGAGCCGATGCCTAAGATCGTGCCGGTGGTGACATAACCCGCTTCTTCTGGGCTTCTAACGCCAATGTTAAAGTCTGATACTTCTCCGCCAAATACTGTGACATAAGTGCCAGATGAGTTTTTAAGCTCTAAAGTGATTGGCTCTGTGACATTGATAGTAAAGGCTGCCCCAGTTGTATTGATGATCTGTACTTGGCAGTATCCCGCCGTAGGCTGGCGATCAATGTCTAAGCGACCAGATGCAAAGGAAACAGAGGTGACAGTCGTATAGACATCGTTACCTACAGTCACTCGCCATTCTGGAAGCCATGTCATGCGATCATCAAGCCTCTCAAAGTGCCTCGGCTAACTGCCTCTGTGATTACATTCTCAATGGCTTCAGCAATAGCGTTAGGATCTCCCACGCCTGTATTGACATTAACAGTAAAGTTGAACTCGCGACCATTAGGGCTGATGCCTGAGATCATACCTGTATCTGGAGTAAACTCTTTCAGGTTAGGTAGGATCTGTGTAACTACTCCGCCTAACGCTGCAACATTGGCATTAGTCTCAGCAATCGTTGTTGCTGGCACTAAGCCTGTAGTGCTAGGTGCAGGGGTTGGCTTACCTGCTGGAGTTGTCTTAGATCCAGTAGAAGCAAGGTTGATAAGACCAAGCAGTCTAAGAGCTTCATTGAGGTTATCTAGGTTGATCAAGTCTTTAGGCTTTAGAGTTTCAAGGATTGACTTGATGTCTAAGAGTTTAAGGTTCTGCTGTCCTAATGCGCCTAAGACTTTAAGATCTGCATTGAGTTTATTAGTTGCAGCGATGATGGCTGCTTCATCCTTAGCGGCGATTGCATCCTCTAGGGCAAGGATTGACTTCTTGACATTTAGGCGTGCTGTGTCATTGGCAATTTGTAAGATTTGTGAACTTGTAGTTGCCTTGCCCAGTTGCTCAGCCTGTGATGTAAGAGCTGCTGCAATCTGGATCTTGTCCATGTCAAAGACTTCTGAACCTTTGTTAAGAGCAAGGTTAGCCTTGTCGATTGCTGCCTGTAATTTTTTATCTTTTAGGATCTTGGCTTGATTAGCCGCTTGATCCTTAACTAACTTAGCAAGTGCCTTAGCGCGAGCAAGTGCTTCCTTCTCTGCCTTAGCCTCTGCTTTTAGGCGTTCTGCATAACCACCATCTCCAGCCCCAGGAAAAAATAGTTTTCCTGTATTGACTGCAATCTGTGGAGTGTTCTTCTTCATCGCATTACCGATAGCACCAATGGCTAAGGCTGCAACTCCAATTGCTGTGAACCATGGAGCCCATGCAAGACCAATGGCAATACCTGCTGCAACCAAGATAGGCTGAGCAATTTTGATTTCCTGTACTAAATAACCAAAGCCAGTGATTGCGTTAGTAAGTTTGATTGAAAGATTTTCAATGTTTTTCGCTGCACCACCTGCACCATTAGGACCAGCAATACCACCTAGAGCCTCGAATAGTCCACCACCAATGCGCTCTTTAGCTTGATTGCTTACTTCAGCAAGAATGGCTAATTGACCACTAAGAGTCTTTGCTGCCTCGTCTGCTGCACCTAAAGTCTGTGAGCCAATCTTTTCTAAGATTTCATCAAAAGTTGATGCTGCTAGTTCTGCATTAGTTAAACCAAGACGATACTGCTTTAATCCCTTTGTGTTGCCAACATAGGCATTAGCAAGATCCTGTGCGACATCCTTGACATCGGCTGTGCGACTTGCCGCTAAGTCAAGTGCAACATTCATGATCTCAGTTGAACGAGATACTGAGCCAGTGGCAGTTAAAAGTGCCTGCATCGCTGGAACTGCTTGCTCGCCTGTTACTCCATAGAGTTTGCCGATCTTTTCAACATAGGCTTCAACTTGTGGAGCAGCAAAGGCTAACCCTAGATTTTTAACTGTGTTAGTAAGTTGCTGAGTCTCTCGCTGTGCATCTGCAAAATCTCGGATTGTGGACTTGACTGCATAACCTAAAGCAGCTCCGCCAAAGGCTAAGCCGAAAGATTGACCTAAAGACTTGACTGTCTTATTAAGTTTAGTTGCTGCTGTGTCTGCTTGCTTGAAAGCGTTCTTGCCTAAGAACTCGGCAATAATTTTAATGTCAATGTTTGACTGAGTAGCCATTATGCAACCTTCCTAACACCGCGAGTAATTGCTCCGCCTGTTTTAGATTGAAAGAGAGCATTGGTTCTAAGAACTGCTTTGATCATGGCGTCCTGAGTCTTACCTTCATCCTCTGCCCAAGCGCGATAAATCAAGCGACCTTTATCTTGACCTTTGCCCTTTAGTTCGCCACCCATAGCAGCATTGAAATCACGCCCTGCATACTTGTTAATAGAGTGAGAGTACTTTTTACCTGCTAGACCTTTAGGACCTACCCAAGGCTGACCAAAAGGATTTTTGCGCCCAGCAGTCTCATAGATAGCACCTGCGGCTGTTGCGTTCACAATGCGAACGCTAGAAGAAAAGCCTCTATTGTTTTTCTTAGATTTAGCTGTGCTGAAGCGAATACCTGCTTTAACAAGTGCGCCATTGTAAAAAGGAAAGCGACCACCCTCACGACCCCAATTGCTAAGAGGTGGAAGTGCAGGGGCATAGCCTCTAGCCTTAGTAACTACAGGCTTTGCCAATCCTGCCAATTCCTTCTTTAGAGCTTTGTCAAGATCTGGAGCATAGTCTTTTAGAGCCTTACGGAGTTCATTAACGCCTGCGAACTCGACTGGCATCTGCTGACTCCTTTGCTTCATCCTTGAGCCCTTGCACAAGTGCATCGAGCATTGTCTTATCTAAATCTAATAACTGCTGTGGCGAGATCCCCAACCTAATGCTCAACCGAGCAATTAGATAAGTGAATGGGAGATCCCGCTTTAAGCTAAAGGGTCAGAGTCTAAAACCTCGACACTCTTAAGTGTCTCGATAAACTCAATCCCAAAAGGCTTAACAGACTCACCTGATCTGCGTGTGACTTCCCATGCAAGCCAATAGACATCGCTTTGCTTTTCCTCATCGCGGAAAGCCTTGTGGAAACCCTTTTTAGCGTACTGCTCGAATGAGTACTCCACCGCTGGAGTGATCTCGCCTTCTAGCACGCTTCCATCTGTACGAACTATCTTTAATCTTGCCATGTTTAGCCCCTTTGTTTAGTTGTTTAGAATGATCCAGTTGTTGCTACTGCAACAGTTGAGTTAGCAGTAAATGTGATTGACTGTGTGCCAATGTCACCGACTGCGCCATTGATGTCTGTGGTGTTGTTGATCAACAATGAGACTGTGTAAAGAGGGTTAGTCGCTGAAACTGCTGTTCCCTTTGTCTGTAGGAATACAGCGGTTACAGTTGTTCCCCATGCTGCCTGTAGTGTTGCCAATACATTGGCTGTTGCTGTGTCGTTGAGGAAGTCGATTGTCACAGTTGATGACTCTAGACCCTTAACAAACTTATGTGCTGAGTCACCCATAGCGGTTACTTCTAGCTCATCGAATGCGCGGTTGATTGTTACTGCTGTTACATGGTCTGAAAGATCGACAGAGTTAATCTTCACACCTACATTGTTATTTAGAAATACAGCCATGAGATTATTCCTCGTCCTTCTTAGTAGTTGCTGGCTTTGGTGCTGTTGGTGCTACCTGCCCGATTTTGATCAGGAAGGCTTCGTTTTCTTTTTCCCACTCGGACATAATTAACTCCAACTCGTTAGGATTGATACTGACATCTCACAGCTAAGCAAGTCTCCACTTGCCGCATTGAGAACGCTTGGTGCGCTAATTGCGCTTACATTATAGACCAGAGATGATGCTGCTAACTTAGCGAACACGCTAGCAACAAAATCCTCTATGCCATTGAGGTTGCCCTCGTTATCGAATAAAGCCGTACAGATGACCAGCTTAAAATTAGCAGTAGGGCTAATGGTTATGTGCTGATTATTATTGGGAGTGATGTAGGGATCGTCTGGAGATACGATCACACTGTTCGCTAATACTGTTGCAGGTGGAAATGCAAAGACTTGGTACTTTGTATTATCTACTAATGCTGTTGCTAAAGTAGTGCGAAGGGTTGTAATCGGTGTGGTCATTAACCCACCATTGAGTTAGGGCTTAGCGCATGTGCGATCAATCCTCGCACCTTAGCGAGAAGCTGTGCGCTCATTCGATAAGGGCTTGGCTGGAAATCAACAAGGTTACTGCCTGAAAGGGTTGCAGTACGCGCTTGCCAGATTTCAACAGATACCATTAAAGCTGCGTTCTGTACTGCTGGATCTAATGACCAATCGACATAAGTATCAGCAGAGACAACGCCAAAAGGTTGGACTGGATGCTCTACTGCTGGAGTGTTGTTGTTGCCTGTAATTGCATAAGTGATTGAGTAATCGCCTACGCCAGTCAAAGTCTTTGATCCGTTGTGCTTTGATCCGTTGCCAGTAATGACAACAGTCTGACCGACATAGAATACTTTCTCTACTTTGTCCTCAAAGTATAAAGTCCCTGTAGTTGCTGTGTTGCTATGAGAAATGTTGTAGTAAGCATTAGTCCATAGCATTGGAAGTAGGACTGCATCGGTAGCGTCACACACTTCCTGAAGGGTTGCGTCACTGTACAAAGTGCCTACGCCTAATGTGCTGCGAAGCTCTGCAACTGTTGTAAGTGCCATGTGCAATCCTTTCTAAAGACTCTAGGGAGTCAGAGGGCTACTGACCCCCTAGAGCGTACTTAGTTTGCTGCTATTAAGCAGTCATGTTGAAGCGGCGAACGCCCTTACCACTCTTGGCTACATAAATTGCCAAGTATCCGTAAAGGTTGATTTCGATCTCGCCTGATGTTAGAACATTTACGCGAAGTTGTGTTGTTGGGCTTTCCCATGTGTACACAGATGCTGGTGCAACTAGAAATGCTGAGTCATCGATGATGCCTGAAGTTGTGATGTTGTGATCGACGATCAAGTCAGTACCGAGAACTCCACCGCGGACAGATGTTGCTACTGCATTACCTGAAGCGTTGTATGTTGGACCTTGTGCTGAGTAGAGTGCGCGACCTGTTGTGTCTGCGTATCCTGCAATTGCTGCCCACTGGTCAGTTGAAGCAACTAGCTTGTTAGCAAAGTCTCCGCCTGTACCCTTGTAAGCTGCTGCGCCTTCTACAGAGATGAATGACTGTAGTCCTGCTGCTGTTGTTGCAACTGATGTTGCTTGTGTTCCTGATGCTGTGAATGCAGCAATAAGAGCCTTGTCTGTTGCTGACTCGTACGCCTTGCGTAACTCCACCATCATCAATTCCATAAAGCTCGGCGAAGATCGGTCGATGAGCTCAAATGAGACTCGTTGTAAACCTGAGAACTTCTCGACAGTTACTGTGTCGTATGAAGATGTCATGCCTGTCTCAGAAGGTGCTGAACCTTCGTTTGTGTCTGCAACTGTAGGAGCAGTGTTAGGTGTTCCAGCGTTTGTGTAAAGACGAGGAACTGTGAATGACATCCCTGACTCCACGAGGGCATTTCGGGTCACTGCCTCAAATGCAGGGCGTCCTGTGAATGTATCTGTAATAAATGTGTTTAGGTGTGGTGCAAGTGTCAAACCTGTATTTGTTGAAGTCGAGTCATCCGCACTTCTTACAATGCGGCGTGCTTCGTCATCTCCAAGTGCTGCCTTGATGTTTGCTTCTAGGTACTGCGCACCTGTGATTGGTGCTACGCGCTCGCGCACGAATGTAGTTGCTGTCACTACAGTTGGGCGAGCAGCTTCAACCGCTGCTGCTTCTACTGCTGGTGCTGCAACTGTCTCTGGAGTATTCTCCACAGCTGTCTCGCTTTCTGTTGGTGTGATTTCTTCTTCTACGACCTCTGGAGTTTCCTCAGCCGCTACATCAATTACCTGAGCAGACTTAAATGCTGGCTCTGTAACTAATGAAACCTCAAACAATCTTGCAGCGGAAACGAACATAACATTTCCCTTCTGCTTTGACTTGATTACTTCTACTCCCACAGATAGACCTGACTGCAAGCCTTCTTCTGCAAGGATAAGAGCTTCAGATCCGCGATTGGATCGGGAAATCTTGAAGGATGCATAGATGCCATCTTCTTGCTCTGTAAATTGTGTAGCCTTACCGAGAGGCTGCTTCATGTCATGCTGATTAAGCAACTTGACAGTTTTAGGATCTTCTGGAAGTGCAATCGCGCCCTTCTCGAATACAACCTTACCTGCTGAAGTGTTGCCCACTTCGCCTGTACCTGTTGGCACGATCTTGCCTGAGATTAAGCGTTCCTCAACATTGGCAATAAGACCAGCCGTAAAAGTGATTAGTTGGTTTTCCATTATTCTATTCCTTCACTGCCGTTAGGTGTTAAATCTTCCATCTCCATCGCTTGCTCTGTTGTGATCAAGCCTAGAGATAACATCTTTTCAATTACTAATAGTCTTTCCATTGGATCAACTGCTAGGAATGATGAGTCCACATCGAACTTAACCGCGTTGCCACGAGCTGTGATGTCATCCATTGACAAGCGATCTTCAATAGCGCACACATAAGGTGCAAGGCTTAGAGAATAAAACTGCTTGCGCTCATCTAGTACATTTGCATAAGTCATGCTCTGATTGGCTTCTGCTGATAGCAAGTAAGCAGGGACATTACACAAGCGAGAGATTTCTGTTGCTAGGAACTGCTGCGCCTCGTCATACATCATGTCTTTAGGTGAGAATGATGTTGGCTGGTATTCCAGAGTCGATGTTAGATAAGCAGTACTGCGATTGTTACGAGCGTTTTTCCATGCAGCAAGTAATCCTGCAACTTCTTTAGGATCTAGGTCAGCCCCGTTGTTCCTCAACACGCCCGACGGCATCGGAGTTGATGCTGCTAATACTGCTGCCTTACGAAGATCGATTGCAGCTCTAATAGTTTCAGATCCGCGCTCTAGGATACCTTCATCAAAGGCTTGGAATGTAACAAGTGATCCAAGTCCTGACATTGGGACAGGTTGTGCCTCGATGTAGTACTGAGTTACTTCCATGCCGTAAAGATCAGTTGTAAATGTAACCTTGACATTAGGTATCCACTTAAAGCGAGATGGTCTGCCATCTTCTGCATACACTTCTGTAACTTGCCAATAAGCCACGCCGTACATAAGCAAACTATCAACAGTCCACGCCATTGTTACTGAACGCGGTTGATTGATTGCTGGTTGATCAACCCAGATTGGGTTTCCTAATTCTTCACCTGTGGACTTGCGATACAAGTTAAGTGGCAGTCCGCCGATTACTCCGCTGAGAAGATTGCGACACTTAGCAACAGCTGGGACAGACATAGCTTCGTTGCGTTGAACGCGTGGGAGTACATAGTTATAAAGGGAGTTAAGATTTTCTCCCATAATTTGAGGGGCGTATTGCGCTAAAAGCGATGAACGCTGATCATTATTGATTGCTTCAGTTTTGCGGAATAGACCCATAGTCATAAAGTGTAGCATTTGTCAAGTAATTAGACAACATGCTATGGGTGTGTCTAAGTATAAATCTGGGGCTTAGGCTGAGGGATCATTAACTTGGAAACTACCATCGCCAAGCCGATAGGGGCTGAGATGTCTCCAGCACTCTTGCGCTTGATGATGCGCCACGCGCTGTCATTGACTTTAGCTGCACAATTATTCATCTGCTGGATCAATTCTGCCTGTCCATTGTGAACGACTCGATGATTGACCAAGCCTTCCAATAGATCGCCACAGGCTTTGTAAAACTGTTGCCCTGATACATCTTCGGTTACGACTCCAGCATTGGCTAGGCGATCTGCAATCGTCTGGGTTGCGTACTTGTCAAAGCACACAATTCTAGGCTTGTAAATGTCTGCCCATGCTTTGATAGAAGCTGCCATCTTTAACTCATCGATGGCTACCTGTGAGCTGTAAGTCTCTAGGATGCCAATGCCTATTCTGCCATCTGGCAACAATTGACCTGCAACCAAAGATCCATTACGCCTTGAAGGTGAGACATCAAAGCCAAAGACTGTGTAAGCCCCAACTGCCATCTCTAAGGTGCTGTCCGATGTTTCCTCTAGGATGCCATGCGGCCATGGGCTACTTAGGGAGTCGATCCATTGGCAAAGAGTCTCAGTACGCGTGTTCTCAATCGGTGAAGTAGCAATCGCTTCTTCAATTGCTTCTTCTGTGATGGTGTATCCCAAAGAGGGGTTAGCCAAAGCCCATGCATCGCGATCAGTTATCTTGCAGTATTGAGGGGCTGAGTACTCATAAAATCCAAAAGACTTGGGCGGGTAATCGATAGCTCTTTCTCGTAGGTCGTTGAGTACAACGCTGAAAGCGTCTCCTGCATTAGAGGTAAGAAGCGTCTGAGAGTTTGGGTGAGCTCTAGTTGTAGGAGTTGCAGCTCTAA